TCCGCCGCGAGGAGAAGATGCCGTTGGCGTAGCTGTAGATCAGCAGCGCCAGGAGCAGCCGAGGGTGATATTGCGCCTTGCCGCCGGGGATCGGTCGCACCGCAAAGGCGCCGAGCGGCACACGCTCGACTGCCGCCACCACGAAATGCGCCACGTCGTCCTCAGGCAACCAGTCCTTGGCGTCCGGCGGCAGAAGGAAGGCCTGATCCCGGCTGAACGGAATGAACGTCGTCATGCCGGCCAGAATCGTCCATTTCGGGCCGGTAGGGAATCCGACAGGCTGCTAGACAGAACACCAACACGGACCATCCCCGCGTGGGCGGGGGCACCTTCCAGCCGCGGCGATGGACCAGCCAGTCGACTGGACCATCCCCGCGTGGGCGGGGGCACCTCGCGAGCCACGCGGTGGGCCACGTCGACATGAGGACCATCCCCGCGTGGGCGGGGGCACCCCGACAAGCCCCTGGCCAATGCGATCAAGCGCAGGACCATCCCCGCGTGGGCGGGGGCACCTGCATGGCCAAACAGGGAATGACCGCCGATGAGGGACCATCCCCGCGTGGGCGGGGGCACCGTCCGCGCAATGGTGTCAGCGAGGATGTCCGCGGGACCATCCCCGCGTGGGCGGGGGCACCGCCACGCAGCTCACACCCGACACGGCTCGCGCGGGACCATCCCCGCGTGGGCGGGGGCACCCCGCCGAGGATGGATGCGCCTGCGCCGAGCGCGGGACCATCCCCGCGTGGGCGGGGGCACCGCCTGAGCGCCTTCAACGTCGTCTCCGGCCAGAGGACCATCCCCGCGTGGGCGGGGGCACCGATGTCCTGCACGCGACAAGATTCCTGCGAGCGGGACCATCCCCGCGTGGGCGGGGGCACCTATCTCGACGCCGAGCACGCCGGGCTGCGTAAGGGACCATCCCCGCGTGGGCGGGGGCACCGGGATCATCTCCCACACGATTGCATACGCTTCAGGACCATCCCCGCGTGGGCGGGGGCACCGGGCACCCGCGAGACGGAGCCTAGTGGTGCCGCGGACCATCCCCGCGTGGGCGGGGGCACCCGCAGGTTGCCTTCGCCGCTCTGCTGTCAGAGCGGACCATCCCCGCGTGGGCGGGGGCACCGCCAGCCCAACCGACATTCCCGGCGTGATGCTGGGACCATCCCCGCGTGGGCGGGGGCACCGCCGGGCGCGGCGCGCGCGACCTAGCGCAATGGGGACCATCCCCGCGTGGGCGGGGGCACCAAGCTGCGCCAGCCGGTGGTGGGTGCCACGAGGGGACCATCCCCGCGTGGGCGGGGGCACCCCGGAGGCGGCTGGGCTTTTCGGATTCATCGAGGGACCATCCCCGCGTGGGCGGGGGCACCTTGGCGCGGTTGCTGATCGCCCACACGGCCACGGGACCATCCCCGCGTGGGCGGGGGCACCTCGTAGTGTCTCCTGTTGTGGCCGCTGGCACCAGGACCATCCCCGCGTGGGCGGGGGCACCCGGGGTGAGGGTGAGGGTGGCGAAGGTGACAGGGGACCATCCCCGCGTGGGCGGGGGCACCCGGCACTCACTCCAACAGGAGAATCAGAATGAGGGACCATCCCCGCGTGGGCGGGGGCACCGCGTCAGCGTGTCGGGCGAGCCGGCGGTGACAGGGACCATCCCCGCGTGGGCGGGGGCACCGACTGCGCCCGGGACAGGTGCTCTTCATCCTGCAGGACCATCCCCGCGTGGGCGGGGGCACCGAGACCCCAAGGTGGTGTTTGGCGGGATGGAGGGGACCATCCCCGCGTGGGCGGGGGCACCCGGCCGAGGGTCTGGTAGGTCGTCTCGAACCAGGGACCATCCCCGCGTGGGCGGGGGCACCCGTGCGCTGCTCGAACAGGCGCGGCGTCATTCGGGACCATCCCCGCGTGGGCGGGGGCACCCCACCAAGTCACTCGCCCTCTACCTCCAACAGGTCGGGCGCGGCCTGCGTCCGGCGCCCGGCAAGCAGCACCTCGTCGTCCTCGATCACGCTGGCAACACATTCACTCACGGGCCTGTTGACGCCCCACGCGAATGGAGCTTGGCCGGGCGCGAGAAGACGAAGCGCGAGTCGGAGCAGATCGAGGCCGCGCGCCAGTGTCCCGCTTGCTTTGCCGTCCATGCCCCGGCGGCTCATTGCCCCGAGTGCGGCCATACCTACACCACCGCTTCGCGCGAGATCGAACACGTCGCGGGCGACCTCACCGACGTGACTGATGCCCTTGCCGTGCGCTGGGGGAAGCACCGCCCGCTGCGCGACGTGCTGCGCGAAGCGCGAGACGAGGACTTGCCCGCCATCGCCAAGGCGCGCGGCTACAAACCCGGCTGGGTGCGGCACCTGCGCCAGTTCCGCGCGCAGCGAGCGACGCGGGCCTACGCATGAACGAGGCATCCATCCTACAGCGCATCCGCCTCGATCTCGGACGCGAACCAAGCGTGAGGCTCTTCCGGAACAACACTGGCGCATTCCGCGATGCGACCGGGCGCATTGTCCGATTCGGACTACACCCAGGCAGCGCCGATCTGATAGGCTGGCGCAGCATCGTCATCACGCCAGATGACGTGGGCCGCACACTGGCTGTTCTGGCGTCCATCGAGGTCAAGTTGCCCGCTGGACAGCCGCGCCACGACCAGTTGCAATGGGCTTCGGCCGTGTCTGCGGCCGGCGGCTTTGCTGGCATCGCGCGTTCCACCCACGACGCCCGCGTCATCCTAGGCCTGCCGACATGAAGCCCCGCGCCACGCGCCGCCCATGCTGGGACACGGTGAACGATGAGGCCGTCGGCGACCCAGCGCGCCTCGCCCGCGTGCTCGCCGCCATGCACTTCGAGTCCCACCTCCTGACGCTGCCGTGGCGGCTGGTGTCTGACTGGCCGCCGCCCTACCTGCGCGGCCCCACGCGTGAAGACGTCGCGCGGTGGTTCCCGCCGAGCCAAAACCGCCAAGCGGCCATCGAAGAATGGGTCCAACGCAGGCGCGAGGAACGCGCGGCGCTGAATCGAACCCTCGCCGCGACCGACGTCCACTTCCTGCGCTTCGGCAAACGCATCTTGATGATCGAGGCCTATGAAGGGACTTGGCGCACCCAAGACGGCGCGAACGCTGGGCGGAACCTGCTCGACCTCGGCATGTGGCGGTGGTCATGCCGCTACGGCCAAGCAGGCTACCGCATCGCACGCATCATCGGCATCGAGGTGCCGACCGGGCCAGTCGAACCACCATCGCTCAAGCTGGGGGCCTCTCATGCCTGACGATTTCGCCAGCGCCTTCAAGCATGCCCAAGAGCAGTTTGCCCAACCCGCCCCCGTGGGCGATGTGCGCAGCCTGCCCTTCACCTGCCTCGGACACGACCGCGGCAAGTTTTTCCTCTACACCACCGAAGGCCGCCAGGTGCTCGTCCTCTCCGCGCGCGACCTCTCAAGTCACGGCGAGCTACTGAAGCTCGCGCCGCTGCGCATCTTGGAAGGCGCCTTCCCCGGCCGCGACACCTTCGACGCGCGCGCCGCCGCCGACGCCATCATGCGCGCATGCTACGCTCGCGGCGTGTTCAATCCAGACGCCATGCGCGGCCGGGGGGTCTGGATCGACGATGGCCGACGCGTCATGCACCTAGGCGACCATCTCTTGGTGGACGGCATCGCCACAAAGCTCGACGGGATCCAGTCTCGCTACATCTACGAGCAGGCGCGCCCGCTCGACGTGGCGCTGGGCGCGCCGCTCACGGACGCCGACGCTCGTCGCGTCCTAGCCATGTGCTGCGCTGTCGCATGGCAGAACCCCGACCGCGATGGGCGCCTGTTCGCCGGGTGGATCGTCTCGGCCCTCATCGGAGGCGCTCTCGCATGGCGTCCCCACCTCTGGCTTCTGGCCGAAGCCGGCTCTGGCAAGTCATGGCTGCTGGAAAACATCGCCCGCCCCCTGCTAGGTGATCTCGCCATCGTGATGCAGGGCAAGACCACCGAAGCCGGCATTCGCGGCGAGCTTGGATGCGACGCGCGCCCCGTCGTGTTCGATGAGGCCGAGACCCAGAACGAAACCGACCGTGCGCGGATGCAGCTCGCCATCGACCTCGCGCGCCAGGCCTCGTCAGAGGACGGCGGGGCCATTGTCAAGGGCACCAAGGAAGGCGGCGCAAGGCGCTACGTCATCCGCGCCTCGTTTCTCTTCGCCTCGATCAACGCCGGCCTCACCCAAGCCGCCGACGAGTCCCGCTTCGCCACCCTGTCCCTCACCGGCGGATGCCCCGACCAATTCCAGGCACTCAAAGTGGCCCACGCCGAGGCGATGCAGCCTGGCGTGTCCGGACGTCTGCTCGCCCGCGCGCTCGCCATGGTGCCGACGATCCGCCACAACGCGGAACTTCTCGCCGACACCATTGCACGCACCGGCGCAGGCAGGCGAGTCGGCGATACATTAGGCACGCTGATCGCCTGCCAGATGGCGTTGGTGGACGCCACGCAACTCACACCGGACACGGCCCGCGCGTTCCTTGCTCAGCGCCAATGGCTGCAAGAGGCCGCCCATGAGGCCCGCGTCGCGCCTGAATACGAGCGCGCCATCGCCCATCTGATGCAGGCCGAGGGAGCACGTCAGCTCCGAAACGGCCGGCATGAGGTGGTGACGATCTCTGAACTCATTGCGGCATGCTGGGGCGTGGCGCCGGAGGACCTTGGCATCAGCGCGCGGGAGGCTGACCTATTGCTGCGCCGCATGAGCATGCGCGTGTCTGGCGACCGGCTGCTGATCGGAAACCGCTCCAGCCGCGTGGCCGAGCTGTTCCGCAACACGCCATGGGGCGCGGGATGGTCGGCAACGCTCGCAAGAATCCCTGGCGCGACGCGCGGCATTGAGTGTAGGTTCACGGCGGCGCTGAAGGACAAGTGCCTCGCCATTCCCATGGCCTACATCATGGGGGGCGAAAATGGCTGAAATCCGCCATTTGTTCCGGTCTGTCCCGGTTGGAAAAGTAGCCGGGACAGCCGCAAACCCGCAGAAAACCGCCATTTGTCCCGCTTTTGCGGTTTGTCCCGCCGTGGGAACACACAGACGCGCGCGCGGTATATATATATTATTTTTTACCGGGACAGATAAAGAAAGCGGGACAAACCCTAGAGTTGCTAGGCGCTCCGCTGTCCCGTTGCTGTCCCGGAATAATCCAAACCGGGACAGGATGTCAGGCCGTTCTCCAAATGCGAAGATCGCCGGTCTCATCGCGCGCCCAAGCGTGCTGCCAACCGGCGTGACGCTGGCGCCACTTCTTGGCCGCCTCAAGCGCCTTTGCGGCGTCGGCCGCAGGGATCACAAAGCTATCCCCAACCCGCATCACACCGAACGGATACCTCGCCGCAGCCCGCAGGCCGTTTTTCGCGCCGCTGGCGAGCGGGACGTCTTGCTCAATGGTGAACATCGCATTCTCCATGGTTGCAGGACACAGATGGGATGCGCGGGACATCGGGACAAGGCCCCGCCCCATGCCGTTTGAGGCTACCCCACCCCGGCGCCGGGGTCGCCCGCCCTCCAAGCCCGCTCCGCCCGCCTCGCGCAGAAAGATGCTTGACGCGGCGCGAGCCGACGCGCTAATGCTCGCCCACGGCTCCAGGGATTTATTTCCCGAGGAGTGCGGTAGCCATGGCGCACAATGGTTTGTCGTGCGCTCAAAGCCCCGCAGCGAACGCATCGCCGCCTCTGAGCTGCGCGCTCAGGGCTTCCTGGTGTTCGTGCCAACCGAGGTGGTCTGGCGCGGGCATCACGGCGCACGCCGGCCCATAGCCCGCCCCTGCGTGCCGCGCTATCTGTTTGTCCGATTCGACCCTGCCGCCGATCCCTGGCGGTGCATATGGTCGACGCGCGGCGTCGCCACTCTGATCAGCTACTCACCGGAGCGGCCGGCGCCGTGCCGTGCAAGCGACGTCAGGGCGGTCTGGGAGGCCATTGCCGAGCCTCTGCGCCAGGCTGACCCTACCGCGCCGCAAATTGCCATAGGCGACCGTGTCAGCCCCGCCTCAGGCCCGTTCAGCGCGTTCCATGGCGACGTGGTCAGCATTGCCCCCGATGGCCGTCTGGTGGTGCGCATGATCATCTTCGGCCGATCGACTCCGATCACGCTGGAGCCTCACGCAGTGAGGCCGGCCAGGTAATGCAAGGCGCGTGCCAAGCAAGCGCGCGGGTCCTTCCCGGCGGCGGCGTATGCGGGATGCATAAGCGCGCCATATTCCTAGCGGCAGACTAGGGTTTCCAAGTTTCCACGCTCGGCAAGAGGTTGAAACACGGCATGAGCGCGAGCGTGGCATGTGATCGCGTCGCCTCGCAGCGTGAGCTGGCTCGGCGAATCGGCCTATCGCACACGGCTGTGAGGAAGGCGCGACTCGCTGGCCGCATCGCGCCCGAGGCTGACGGCGGGTGGGACGTCGAGAAGGTGCGCGTGCGGTTGGCGGAGAGCAGCGATCCTACCCGGAAAACAGGAAGCCTGGCGCAGCCGATGCCGCCAGCTCCCGTGTCCATTTTGTCTGAGCCTGCGGCGGAGACGGTGCCGCCGATCACTGCCCATGACCCGGTGCCGCGCGCAACGGGTAGCACGTTCCACGACGCGCGCACGGCAAATGAGGTGCTCAAAGCGCAGGAGCGCCAGTTGCGGTTGGAGGAACGCAAGGGCAAGCTGGTGGACAAGGCCCGCGCGTTGTTGCTGGTTCATCGCCTTGCGCAGGAAGAGCGCGACGCCATCCTCGCATGGCCCGCCCGCGTTGCTGCCGAGATGGCGGCCGAACTTGGCGTCGATGCGCACCGCCTTCAGACCATGATGGACACGCGACTGCGAGAGCATCTCGCCGCGCGACACAATGTGCGGGTCCAGGTGGCGTGATGCCTGGCGAGCATCTGCTTGAGGAGATCGGTCGCTTTGGCGGCGATGCGGAGATTCTACAGGCCTGGCGCGATGGCATGATGCCGGAGCCGGCGCTGCTGGTCTCGGAATGGGCTGACCGGCATCGCATCCTCGGCTCGCGCGGCTCGGCGGAGCCGGGGCCGTGGCGCACGGGGCGCACGCCCTACTTGCGCGAGATCATGGATGCGCTGTCGCCGTCCCATCCGGCGCGCCGCGTGGTGTTCATCAAAAGTGCGCAGGTCGGCGGCACAGAGTGCGGCAACAACTGGATTGGCTACGTCATCCACCATGCGCCGGGGCCGATGCTCGCGGTGCAGCCGACGACGGAACTGGCCAAGCGCTTCTCCGACCAGCGCATCGACCCGCTGGTCGAGGATACGCCGGCGATCCGGGATCGGGTCGCGCCAGCCCGGTCGCGGGACAGCGGCAATCGCCAGCTTTCCAAGGAGTTCCCGGGCGGGCAGTTGGTGATGACGGGCGCGAACAGCGCCGTTGGGCTGCGCTCCATGTCGGCGCGCTTTCTGTTCCTCGACGAGATCGACGCCTATCCCGGCGACGTCGAGGGCGAGGGTGATCCGATCGCGCTGGCCGAGGCGCGGGCGCGGACCTTCGGCTGGCGGCGCAAGGTGTTCCTTGTCAGCACGCCGACGATCGCTGGCCTGTCGCGGATCGAGCGCGAGTATCTGGCGACGGATCAGCGGCGCTACTTTGTGTCGTGCCCGCATTGCGGCCACCGCCAGCACCTCCGCTTTGAGAGGCTGGTCTGGGACGAGGGCCAGCCCGAGACGGCGCGCTATCTCTGCGAGGCCTGCGACGCGCCGATCGGCGAGCAGCACAAGGCGGCGATGCTGGCGGCGGGCGAATGGCGGGCCACGGCCACGGCGAAGGACCCGCACGCGATCGGCTTTCACATCTCGGCGCTCTACTCGCCGCCGGGCTGGATGCCGTGGTCCGAGATCGCGCGGCTTTGGATCGCCGCGCAGGGGGATGATCGGGCGATTAAGACGTTCAAGAACACCGTCCTCGGCGAGACCTGGCAGGAGAGTGGCGAGGCGCCGGATTGGCAGCGGCTCTATGACCGCCGGGAGCATTGGGAGCCGGGCACCGTGCCGATGGGCGGGCTGCTGCTGACGGCCGGCGTGGACGTGCAGCGCGATCGCCTTGAGGCTTCGATCTGGGCTTGGGGGCAGGACCGGCAGTCTTGGCTGGTCGAGCATCGTGTGATCGCCGGGAACCCGTTCGAGGCGGCGGTGTGGGAAGAGTTGCGGCTGCTGCTCGGTGAGACCTGGCGGCACGCGACCGGGCACCGCCTGCCCATCGCCATGGCGGCGATTGACAGCGGCGACGGCATGACGACGGCGGAGGTTTACGGCTTCGTGCGGCGCATGGGATCGGGTCGCGCCATTGCCGTGAAGGGCCAAGATGGGCAGCGTGCCGCGATCGGCCAGCCGGCGGCGACCGAGGTCCGGCGCAACGGGCGCAAGCTGGGCGGGCTGAAGGTGTGGCCGGTGGGATCGTCCTTCCTGAAGGGCGAGACCTATGGCTGGCTTAAGCTGGACCGGCCGACTGAGGAGAGCGGCGATCCGTTTCCGGCCGGCTATGTCCACCTGCCGGTGCACGCGGCCGGGGAAGAGTTCTGTCGGCAGCTCACGGCGGAGCAGTTGGTAGCGCGGGCGGGCCGCAATGGCTTTCGCCGGATGGAATGGGTGAAGACGCGCGAGAGAAACGAGGCGCTCGACTGCCGGGTATATGCCCGCGCAGCGGCGGCGGCGCTCGGCATGGATGGCTGGGGTGAAGGCCGCTGGGCGCGGATGGCGGATGCGCTGTCGCTGCCGGTGCCGGGACTACCGCCGACGGGGGCTTCGACGCCCGAGACCCTGAGTGCGTCGCCCTCGACCGCACGCGAGGCGCATCGTCCTCGCGGCTGGATCAACTCGCGCGGCGGTTGGCTGCGCTGAAGGATCGGACGATGACGATACAGCAGCAGATTGTGACGACCCGCATCGCGAGCGGCCAGTCGCTCTCGGGGCCGGTCTGGGTGGGCAACCACGCATTGACCGCGCTGCGGGTGCCTGCGGCATGGACGGCTGCGCCGATCACGTTTCAGAGCGCGATTGATGTCAGCGCCGGCCCGTGGTTTGACCTTTTCGATGCGACCGGCGTTGAGGTCACGGCGGCGGCGGATGCGTCGCGGCATGTGCCGCTTGCGGTCTTCGCGCTTCGTGGCCTGCTCTGGCTTCGGCTGCGCAGTGGCACGGCGGCGGCTCCCGTGAACCAGGGCGCGGATCGTGATCTGGTGCTTGTGTTCGGGGGCGTGGCATGAGCGGCGTTCTCGGCGTCTCGAACGTTCTGGGCGGCGTCAACAGCGTCACCCGCACGGCCAATGGCGCGATGGTCGCGCAACTTCCCGACGGCACGATTGTCGGCGGCAACGCGCGCGGCGCCAACGCGACCGACTTGCAGACTGTGCGCAACGCCGCGGTGCAGGTGGCTTCGGGCGCCGGCTCGGCGCTGATCGGCGGCGTGAACAACACCGCGAGCGGCGCGGAAGCCATCGTCGGGGGGGGGGCGGGCAA